TTTAATGTAAGTCTAACATCTTTAACTTTTTTATATGATTTTTCTATATCAAAACATTTTACATTAATATTTTTGGCAGCTAACATCTTATCTAATGTCAAACCTTTCCCAATCATATTGTGGATATCCATATAGCCACAATCCATACCTATTCCATACATTCCTGGATCAAAGCCAAATATATCATAAAGAACATATCTATATGAGCCGCCTTTTACTACATCGCCATTATAGATTCTTTTACATACAATATAAAAGGCTTTCTCTTGATCTTCTTCAGACATACCTTCCCAAAAGGAATTAGCGTCTCGTTCATATTGATGCATAGCTTTTGCATATAGTTCTGCAACCTTCTCCATCTCAGGAGAATTTAGCACCTCTTTCAATGTTTCTTTCTTTTGCTCGTCTTTTTTCTCTTTCATGTCACCCAAACTCAAACAATGTTTTAAATGTATTATCTTGTCTAGTATCAGTCAAATCATATTTTAGAACACCAATAAGATTGTCTAGCTTACTATCAATAATAGCATTTTCCATAGCTTCATGATCAAATGGTAATGCTTTGAACCAATCTGGTAATCTAAGCTCATCAGTTGGGTATGCTACTGAAGTATATCCTAATGGATTTGGTTTTAGTTTGCATACAATAACCTTCATACCATCGACAATGTCTATACTATATTTATCGTGGTTCATCACCTTGAGTGTATTCCAATTTAGAGATGCTCTAACGTGTCCTGGCAAGTTAGCTTTGCCTTTAGCTTCTTCTAAAGCTCTAAAATGTCCAATCTTATTGGCACGCTTGGGCGAGCCTTTTTCCCAGCCTGGACGCTCTTTGAACTCAAGCCTAAATCTTGTAATTCTACTTAGTATGTCTTCTTTAGGCTCTTCTTTTAGAACCATCATAAGAATCTCAGACAGAAATTCTTGCATAAAGACAGGAGTATCTGATCGACGCAAATCTAAGCCCATAGCTTTGATTTTACCAGGTTTGCCATCTACGTCCTTACGATCTCCTTCTAAGTCATATACAAGGGCAGCATAACGCTTCTTAGTAATGTATAAGCCTGACTCTGCTACAATCTCACGCCCAGCAGCAATAACATCAGAACGGCTAGCTGGGCAATGAAAAGCGTCCCGCATAAAAGTTGTAAATGTAGTATTTGCCGCCTCAGCGACTTGATCGTATAGCGTGATGACTGTGTCTTTGTCCCACGGGATTTTTCCATCTTCAATGTCGTCTTTTAGCGTATTGTACGCCGAAAAATATACAGAGTCAGTATCGCCATATATTACAGCATCACCAGTGTGATCATATACTCCTGTAATAGTTTTGTTCACCTCGGCAGACATATGCTTTACAATTGCTCTGCCAGTTAGTGTAGTAGATTGTCCAATACGTTTATCAAAGAATCTACAGCCTGAATTTAGAATAGCACCATATAACGAGTTTAGATTAATTTTCTTTACTAGCTGTCGCTTATCCCAAAATGCAATTTCTAATTCATTTCCAGCGTCAATAGCTTTTTTCTTCATAGCTTGAAGTTCTTTACGTTCAGTATACCAACGCTTCAAAATGCCTGGGATAACACCTTCAAACTCTGTTGTAAAGATTGTTCCGTTAGCAGATAGCATCCATGGAGTATGTGAATTGAATATAAGATCATGAATTTCAGCCGCACTCATTACTTCAACTTTTCCATCTTCAAAGTCAATAGTAATCATTACATCTTTACGCTTCTGCATCACAGCTTCGTATTCTAATGTGCCAAACATCCCCTCCCAAGCACCAGCAAAAGATTTTTTCTCTAGCTCTTGTGCTTCGCGAAGCATCTCTTCTGTCATATCCTGTCGTAGCTGTCCTACAATAGTTTCAGGCGCCATATTGAGTGATCTAATAACACTAGGATACAGAGAGTTTAAGTCCATTGAGCCAATCCATTTATGTAAGCCTTTCTTTGGAAATGCTACATAAGCACCTGCAGCCTGTGAGCTAGACTCATCTCGTTTTGGACGATTTGGAACTCGCAATCCTTGATGATGTGCCTCGTTAATAATAGCTTGTTCAATAACTGCTACAGCGCCCATAGTTGTCTGTAGTAATACTGTATTGGCATGAGCTAGAATATTACTGAGGTCGATAAATTTTAGCTTTTTGTCCAGTTTATCTAGCAGAGCTACGTCCTGCCGATTATATTCTATAAATGTACGAAAATCGTTATTGTATAGCTGGTCCAGCGTACCTTCATATACCGTTTTGTTTTCCCCGATCTCTAGCTCGCCAATAGCATCAAGTCTGTAGCTATGACGCTCTTCATAGTTGTATTTTCTATATAGATCCAACGAATCTAGATGAACTCGTCCTACTAAATCAAATGTTTCAGCTTTTTTGCCAAACTTTTCAAACTCACGCCTTTTTGGCAGTTGCTTCCATAAACAGAATCGTCGTGTGTCGTTTTTACTAAGCACACGACTTACACGATTTACAGTGTAAGGAATATCATATCCTTCTGAGTTCCATCCGCTCAATACATCAGCATCGTCAATCAAATCAAGAAATGTATCAAGCATTTCTTTCTCTGTCTCAAATATCATAACAGATTTACCCCATTGAGCCATTTGTTCTCTAGCTTTCTCAATAGATAAACCTTTTGGCGGAATAGCAAGTGTAATAAGAGCTTCAAGCCATTGCAGATGTACTGTAATGGCTGTAATAGGCATAAATGGATCTGATGGCTGAGCAAATCCTCGCTCAGGATCAAAATCAGTCTCAATATCCCAAAATGCTACATTTAGCTTTGGTGCTTCTAGATTAAGATAGTTTTCGCTCAAGCACTGGAATATAGGGTTGATGTCACCCTCAAAGATTTTTGTGCCTCGATATATTGCGAGCTCTTTTCTAAAATCTTTAGTGCTTTTACACACTATACGACTAAGAGGATCTCCATAGACAGATTTATGTTTGCCTTTGGGATCCTCTACATAAAATGTATATTTTATAGGATACTCAACATAGACACGTTCACCTTCTCTGCGTTCTACAACACGGATGATGTCAGCATCTTTATCAAATATGCCATCTATATAGCTCATGTATGATCCTTGCCAACGGTTGCTACTAAAGTTTCTAAATCTTCAAATTCGTCTGCCACCTTATGCCACTCAGCTTTGTGTGCAATTTTGATAGCTTTTGTAATGAGCGAGGGTTTAATGTTCAATTCCTCTGCTACTGCTTTGACTGTATCTCGTAGTCCTTCTTGTAAGTCTTGGACTTCTTGCATTACAATCATTCCTTCATTTACTAAATGTTCTAGTTTTGCTTTTTCGTCTATGCCATATACGCGATTACTCATAGGTCTCCTATAAAATGAGTGTATAATTTTTATTATATATGAAAAAAGTGAAGTTGTCAAGTGCCGCCCGAGAGCGGCAATTAATTTAAGTTTGGCTTATTTTTTATAGCCACCACCACCTTGAGCAAAGTTACCTTGCCGTTGTGCTGCTGATTTAGCTGCTGGTTTAGTTGCTCGTTTAGCTGCAGGTGCTGCTCCACCACCACCTTGAGCAAAGTTACCTTGCCGTTGTGCTGCTGGTTTAGTTGCTCGTTTAGCTGCAGGTGCTGCTCCACCACCACCTTGAGCAAAATTAGCTTGTTGTGCTGCTGGTTTAGCTGCTGGTTTAGCTGCTGGTTTAGCTGCTGGTGCTGCTCCACCACCACCTTGAGCAAAATTAGCTTGTTGTGCTGCTGGTTTAGCTGCTGGTTTAGCTGCTGGTGCTGCTCCACCCGAACGTTGCTGTTGGAAATAGTTTGCTTGATTAGTGGGTGCGGCTGGTTTAGCTGCTGGTGCTGCTCCACCCGAACGTTGCTGTTGGAAATAGTTTGCTTGGTTATTTGGAGGAGCTGGTTGCGGACCATACACTGGAGCCTTTTTAGTTACTCCACCTTGTTTTTGTAGTTGTTTTGCCTTAAACGCTGGAGTTGCCATCTTAGTTTTCCACTTTTGTTGATCTGCCGGGCTTAATGAATTGATATCAAAATTTGGACTATATGGATTTAGAGGATTATCTATTGGTAAATTTGGATTAGCCTTGTGATAGTTTTGAGCTTGCCCTTGTGCTGATACAGTTTGTGGAGCAGGCTGCTGTCCGCCTTTATTCACTGCGGGAAGTTCTGTTGCTGGAGCCTGTGCTACATTTTGCTGAGCAGCAGGCTTTAATCCAGCTTTATTCAGCGCCTGTTGGAATCCATGATCTACTTTGCCTGGCTGTTCTGGACCTGGCAAGTTAGCTGAAGTATAGCTGGCATTCTTTGGATCTGCTGCTGCCGCTGCCAACTTTGGATCTACTTTGCCTGGTTCTTCTGGTGCTGCTGGTTCTGCTGTTTTGGCTGATTGTTTATCAGCAAATGTTTCGTCATCACCATAAGGTACTTCTTTGCCATTTACTATTTCACCATCAACACTGCCAGAACCCATCCAACTTCTATCATTTACATCACCTTGCCATGGCTTAACTACGCCATCTTCTTGCCAAAACCATTCGCCGTTCTTATGCTGCAAAGGTATAGTATTGCCAAAATTTCCTTTATGAAAGTGTGTTGGTTGAAAACCTTTATCTGGCGCTGGTTGAGCTGCTGGTGCTGCCGGTTTAGCTTCTGGTGCTGCCGGTTTAGCTTCTGGTGCTGCCGGTTTAGCTGCTGGTGCTGCTGGTGCTGCTGGTGCTGCTGGTGCTGCCCCACCGCCTTGTGTTGCTGTAGGATTTTGGTTTGCGGGCATCGGTGCACCACCTTTTTGTGCGTTAACAACTTGTGCTTGTATATCTTTAGCTGCGTCGCTATCTATTCTAGGCAAATCTGCGCTTGGGATTTGTTCTTGCTTGGCTACTTCCTTTTTTGCTTGATTAGCTAGTTTTTTTACTTCTGATGGATTCTGTATCTTATCCATTATCGATGGATCTTTCTCTGCCATCTTCACTATTTCTTGCGCTAACATCACTTTCATTGGGTCTGGACCAGTTTCCTCGTCATAAAATCTCTGCCACGTAATTCTCCCAAAACGTTTTACTGCTTTGGATTTACTAATTGACCCGTCTTTATTTTTGAAAGTTCGTATATCGCCAGGTTTCGCTTCAGCTAATATTTTTTTTTTGAGCCGACGATTTAATGATTCTGAGTAGATTCTTCTTGATTTTTTTGCAGCAGATTCAAATGGAAGATTTCCTTGTGTATTTCCACTACCATGAATAGAACCTAAATCTTGTGTATTAGATGATACTTTCAGTTCATATTCTAAACTATGAAATACTTTACTAATAGATTCGGCAGCTTTAGTAATATCAGCCTGCACCCAACTTTCAAGCCCTTGCTCAGGATCAGCATCTTTTAGTATATTATGAAGTTTGATAGCATATTTGGCTAGTTTATATAGCTCAGATCTTGCTAATTGAACTTCGTGATCTAATTCAACTGAGTGCGCCATATCTCCTAAATTTTCATTCATTAGACGCTCAAAGTTTATCATTTCGTGTTTTCTCATATAATAATCCTCATTTATACTTATTTATCGTCTTATTAGCATCCCGGTCATTAAATTTTCATCTGCGTCCAGTGCATTCTTAATAGTCCCATCTGGGTTATGTGTTTTGGATCTTTTCTTTTTAGATGGGTTTGCAACTGTAGCAATATTTCCAGCAGAGGAAGATCCACTACTAGCTGTCTCAAGTAACTTACCTAAAGAATAGCTGCGGGCATAATCCATTGACTCGCTCATCTCTTTATTTTGTTTCATGTATCTATCTAAAACTTGATATGGGAATTCTTCCTCTGTCTTGTCAATAAGTTTTAGTTTGCCTTCTTTATACAGTTTAGCTAAAAACGGATCTTTAGCAGCAGGATCCTCTACCATTCCTTCGCCTGCTTTGCGGACATAGCCCATTGCCTTTTCCTGCATAAAGGATTCTAGCTTACTTACTTGTTGATGATCTTTACCTACTAAAAATATATGAACAATTCTATAGTTGCCCATTACAACTTCATCATAGGTCCCATGCACTTCTTGCCAATTTTTATTTTGTGATTGTGCCCAGCCAACCATTAGTTTTGAAAATACTTTTTTATACTTAGGTATAATTGAATACAAACCATCAATATATTCTTTTATAAAGGCTGCTTTTTCTTTGCCTTCGACATCTCCACGCTCGTCAATTATGTCTTCTATTTTAGCAGTAATGGATCTTTGTAAGTTTCGAATTTCCTTATACATATTTGGATAATCATCTCCGTATAGAAAATCTTCATTGTCCTCGAGATTCATCAAATCTC